GGGCTTGCAGAAAAATCTTTGAACATTGTTCTTGCTGGTACTGGTGTTGGTAAATCTTTGTTCATGTGTCATTGTGCGGCAGCCAATCTAACGATGGGTAAGAACGTTCTATACATCACAATGGAAATGGCTGAAGAACGTATTGCAGAACGCATTGATGCTAACTTGATGAACGTTGAACTTGACAGACTGATTGGTATGCCTAAAGAAACATACTTGAAGAAAGTTGAATCTCTACGTGAGAAGACTAAAGGTAAGTTAATCATCAAAGAATATCCAACCGCTAGTGCGAACGTAAATCACTTTGCACATTTGTTGAATGAGTTGAAATTGAAACGACAATTCATTCCCGATATCATTTACATTGACTATCTAAACATCTGTTCTTCATCACGCATGAAGATGGGTTCTTCTATTAACTCTTACACATACATTAAAGCAATTGCAGAAGAATTGCGTGGGCTTGCAGTTGAACATAAAGTGCCTGTCGTATCAGCTACACAAACAACAAGAAGTGGTTTCACAAACTCTGACGTTGGGCTTGAAGATACTTCAGAATCATTTGGTCTGCCAGCAACAGCAGACTTGATGTTTGCTTTGATTTCAACCGATGAACTTGCAGACTTAAATCAGATCATGGTCAAGCAGTTAAAGAATCGTTACAGCGATCCAACAACAAACAAACGTTTTGTGATTGGTGTTGACAGAGCGAAAATGAAATTGTATGATGCAGAAGAGTCAGCGCAAACTAACATTTCAGATAGTGGGCAGATTGAAGACGATAAACCCGTATTTGATAAGTCTGGATTTGGCAAACGAATGCAAAAAAACCGAGACTTTGGCAATCTAAAGGTATAATTTCATAATGTGAAATATACCCCTTTCCCTAAATATCCCTTGACAAGATGCCGTAACTGCATTACAATAGATATGCTAGGAAAGGAACTCAAAGATGAAACTCATTCTCAGGACAAAAGGGATAACCTTGACGCCAAGGGATAGAAAGATTTTAAAGATGGCTACGCATTTTTATGCAAGCCGTTTGATGAGTGAGCGATTGTCCGATTCGTTGGAAATTGACATAAACATCATAAAAGATTTTTACAAGAAAAGTAAAGTACTTGGTGAAGCATTTCCAAAAGATGATTGTATTGGAATGCCGAGCAAAAAACAATTTGTAATTAATCTAGAATGGAATAAACTTGGCAAGCGTGTTTTACAATGCCTTGCACATGAAATGGTTCACATTAAGCAATATGCAAAAGGTGAATTAAAATTCCATGAAAGAGGGAACTTGGTAACGTTCCAGCGAGAACAATATCAAGGCGATGAATATTGGGAATCATTATGGGAGATTGAAGCATATGGACGTGAAGTTGGACTCTATCAAAAATTTAAACCTACTCTTAGATTACTTAAGAAAGACATTTGAAATGATTAAAATTACAGAATGGTATAATTGGATTGTACTTCAGTTTGGTGAGATTTGCGGATGGATTGGATTGATTCTAATTCATGGTTCTACAGTACCAGTAACGTACTTAGCAATTAAAGGTGAACCTACAGTATTGCCACCATTAAGTATGGTTATATTAATCTGGAGTGGTTTACTATTATTCTTTATTCGTTCTGCAATTACAAAAGATAAACTCTACATGTTGTCAAACGGCATTGGGTTTTTCTTGCAAAGTATTATGTTAGCATTCTTGGTGTTAAAATGACAACTATCAATAGAATTGCAGAATACAATGCTGAGATATATCGTAACATGCAAATTAAAAATGCAGAACGCAGGCTTGACGAGTTACGACTAGAAGAACGTAGAAATAAACAAATACGTGAAGTGACAGAACAAGCACGAATTGCAATGAATCGTATGATGAATCGTAATGGACAGAATGTAGACAGAATGGCATAGAGTGAAATCTATATCATTGTTTGTTAATCATCCAGAGTGTTCTACGGATTGTTGTGATGGGATGATTAAAGCATTATCGTCAAATTACAAAATTAATGTATTCAATACAGATAGTGATTTACTCACAGTTCTAAACAATACAGATATTGTTGCATTTCCTGGAGGTATCGGAGATGCAGATTCTTATGATAAATTCTTTAGACGCAAACAAGCTAATATGATAGCAGATTTTGTTGAGTCTAAAGGATATTATCTCGGAATATGTATGGGTGCATATTGGGCTGGCAGTCACTATTTTGATATACTAGATGAAATTGAAACTGTTCAGTATATTAAACAAAATACCGCAGATATTCGTAGATCATATTCTACTGTAGCAAATGTTACTTGGAACGGCAAACCTGAAACGTTGTTTTTTTACGATGGATGTGCATTGACAGGCAATCTAAAACGTGCTAAAATAGTATCTACTTATGCGAATGGTGACGCTATGGCAATCATTCAGAATCGTGTGGGTGTGATTGGTTGTCATCCTGAGAGTCAGAAGTATTGGTATAAAAATTATATATCAGAACATTGCCACGAAGAACGAAACCATAAATTATTGTTAGACTTTGTTGACGAACTTACATCATGTTAATTTACACATATCAAAAATCAAAGAAGAAAAAAACTCCTGCAAAAAAAGTTGCAGAGTATGAAACTTGGCTAAAGAATCTTCCGACAACTTCATTCTCTAAAGGTTTCAAGAAACCTAAGACAGTAGAAGCATACAAACCCCCAAAAGAAAACATTCGTGAAACGCCAAAGTATCCCAGTTTAGCTACAGTTGGCGACAGTTGTACTAAGCCTGTTTATGGCAAAGTTTACACTGGTGACAAGATGATTGGTATCGGCACGTTACACAAAAGCAATGCAGTTCCTATTTTCTCTGATGATGACGCAAAAGATCAAGCATTGATGCGAAGATAATTATAAATAGGTCTATAGCAACGACAGACCTATTATGTTTAAATTTAAAGATTATCTTATAGAGAAAAAAAACACTCACATGGAACATGCGGAAGACGATGTTCTCAATGGTGGTGTTGAAGGTACTAGAGATAGCATAAACGCACTCAGAGCGGTGCGTGACATGCTTGCTGGACACTCCAAAAGCAAAGTTGACATTTCAGTCAAGTGGGATGGTGCGCCAGCAGTCTTTGCAGGACAAGACCCAACAGACGGCAAATTCTTTGTTGCGAAGAAGGGTGTCTTCAATAAAAATCCCAAAGTATATAAGACTGCAAAGGATATCGATGCAGATACTTCTGGCGACTTAGCAGACAAACTCAAAGCATGTTTGATGTATTTGCCTAAGATCAACATCAAAGGTGTTATTCAAGGCGACTTGCTATTCACACAATCAGACTTGAAGACAGAAACAATCGAAGGTGAATCATATGTCACGTTTCATCCAAACACTCTAGTATATGCAGTACCGTCAGAAAGTGAACTTGCTAAAGATATCAAAAGAGCAAAGATTGGCATCGTCTGGCATACAATTTACGAAGGCGATACATTTGAATCAATGTCAGCAGTCTTTGGTAAAGACATTCTAAGCACACTCACAAAGACACCAAACGTTTGGATGACAAGTGCAGTCTATCAAGACGTATCGGGCAAAGCTACACTCACACAATCAGAGAATGACGAAGTGACAGCAATTCTGTCTGATGCTGGAAAGATATTCCAAAAGCTAGATGCACCTACTCTAAACTATATCAATACAGACGAAGACTTGATTGAACGCATTAAGACATTCAACAATTCAAAAGTACGTCAACAGTTAAAAATCACTAACGTCAAAGCGCACGTTAAAGAATTGATTACATACATTGGCGAATACTACGAGAAACAAGCAGAGGGCAAAGGTGAACGTGGACGTGCTACTCAGATGCTAAAGAAAAGTAAAGTACTTAAATTCTTTTCACCAAAAAACAAAGCACACTTAGAAGACATTTTCACAATGATGAATCTCTTAGCAGAAGCGAAGTTGATTTTGATTAAGAAGATGGATGAAGTTAAGACGTTGAATACTTTCTTGTTGACAAAGAAAGGTTACGAAGTGACTGGTGTTGAGGGGTATGTTGCCATTGATAAGATTAAAGGCAATGCAGTCAAGTTAGTTGACAGAATGCAATTCAGCTACGCTAACTTCTCACCTGATATCATTAAAGGTTGGCAGAGGTAATAAGGTTTAAATTGAAACCGGACACCTATATGTATACATCGGGTAACTATTTTTAACAATAAATATGTCATATTCTCAAAAAGTTTTAGATCACTATGAAAATCCACGAAATGTGGGATCATTTGATAAAGATGCCGATAACATAGGCACTGGTATGGTGGGTGCGCCAGCATGTGGCGATGTTATGAAACTTCAAATTAAAGTAGAAGAAGGAATAATTACAGATGCAAAATTCAAAACATACGGCTGTGGAAGTGCAATTGCATCCAGCAGTCTTGTCACAGAGTGGGTCAAGGGCAGAACACTTGACGAAGCAGGAAAGATTTCTAATTCACAAATTGCTGAAGAACTTGCCTTACCACCGGTTAAAATTCATTGTTCAATACTTGCAGAAGATGCTATAAAGGCGGCTATAAATGATTACAATAACAGATGTTGCAAAGTCTAAAATCATAGACTTATTGCGAGAAGAAAACAATCCAAACATTTCACTACGAACGTTTGTTGTGGGTGGTGGATGTTCTGGATTCAATTACGGATTTACAATGGACGAAGTTAAGAATGAAGATGATTTTGAATTTCCTTTAGATGAATTCAGAGTCTTAGTTGATGCAATGAGTATGCAGTATTTACAAGATGCAAACATAGACTACAAAGATGAGTTTATGAGAAAAGAATTTGTCATTACTAATCCAAATGCAAAACACACTTGCGGTTGTGGCAGTAGTTTTAGTGTATAATAATTAAAAGACGGAGAGTAATATGGCAGGTCTAAGCATTTCAGAACTTAAAAAACGTCCAGGTAGAATAGAGACTTTTGCAACAAAATTAAAACAGGGATCAGCATTTGCCATAGCACCATCTGGTAGTATTATTGCCGAGACTGTTATCATAAATGATAAAGTTTATGATAAGAACGACACCGCAAAAATAATTAAAGCAATAGAAATGGCTAAAAAAATAGTGCTTGTTTCTAAAAAAGGCGATTCTGCGCCTATAGGTAAACTATTGAAATCTAGTGAATTTGGAGGTAGTGGCGGCTCTCCAGGAGAAGCCGCTAAAGGAAATCGTGGTGATATGGCAGAGGCTATATTTGCAGCCGCAATTACGGCTAGATTTATGACTAAAAACCAAAATGTTACCGCAATTCATATTCATGCATTATTGGATAAACTCCGCACAGATAAGATGCAACAAACGCACGAATACGAAGGATTAAATATGAATCCAAAAATTATAGATTCTGTCACATTAAAAGTGGGTTTAGCTATTCCAAATTTAGTTGCCCTTCAAGATAGAACAATTCGTGCATCATTATCGGATGTTGTAGCATCTGCAATAAAATATGCAAATGCTCCTATTGTAGTGAAGTGGGCTAAGATGTTATATGAAAATAACCAAAGAAACGCTATTGAAATTATTGCGGATGGTATTGGCGATCAAACGGGAACAAAAGTTGACGTTAGATTAAGAGTTGATAATATTGCTACAAATGTTAATGTGTCGCTAAAAGCTGGAGATGTAAAGCAGTTTGGTCAAGTAGGAGGCTCTGGCTTTGACAAGCAAGAATATCTTTGGAAAACACTTGCGGGACTAAATGTCTCAGCAATAGAAGCCGAGTACGTAAAACTTTTATCACAAAAAAAAGCATTAAAATCCATTGAAACTTCATATGGTGAAGCGGCTGATAAATTTAATGCTGAAATTAAAACTTCTGAAAAGAATGTGTATAAAAAACTAGCCTTGGGTATTAAGTTTTTTGCAACAATGAATGAAGAGAACGTTACATTAGTTCAGCTTAACAAAGAAGAGGCTAAAATATATAAATTTGATTTATTGTTTAATGCACTTCAAGCAAATGAAACAAAAATAACAGCTAAATTAAATACGTCCAAAACTTATCCTGAAGTTAATTTTGAGGACGATGCAGGTGAAATTCTATTGACTGTCAGAGCAAAAACAGAAAATAAACCAAGTGGAGAACAATACATAAGAAATTATGTAGAGAAGGGTCCGTTAATGGGTAAGTTAGTTGCGACTTACGCATAAGTTGCAACCTTAATTTAGTGTATAATAATTAAAAGACGGAGAGTAAAATGGCGGCATCAGAAGGCGTAGATTTGGAATGGGCGATAGCCGAAAAGATTCAAATCAAAAATAACAAGATTAAAAAACACTCACGCCCACTCTCGGCTAATATTTTAGCTCAAGCGGAACAATGTATTGCACACATCTATAAGTTTGCTGGATCTAAAAACGTTGACGCATGGCATTCTGATGATGCAACAAATCCTTTTGGTGTTGCAATCTCTGCGAAACCTGAACCAAAGACAGATTTGGTGTTGAAAATAGGAACAAAGGTATATTCAGTATCGGTAAAAATGGCAGGTGGTGTTCAACTTGCATCTGGACAAGGTTCATCCACAGCAGAATTATTTGAAGCGGCCGCAAAGCAAGTTCCAGGGGCATCAAAAAGTAAAGTCTTACTTTCTATCATTAAAGAGTTAAAGACAATGCCCACACGACTTTTATCGGAATCTAACAAGAAGAGAATTCTTGATGATGCTTCAGAAAAAGTTATCAATGAGTTTATCAAAGGTGGGAAGATCATCAAAGACAAAAGCTATGAGTATTGGATGAAAGCAAATAAAGAACTTCTGATGGAATCCTTGTTGAAGTATATTAACTCAGACAAAGAATATGCGACTGCATTACTATATGAAGCAATGACAGGTGAACTTTCTTTAGCAAAATACAAAGGTGCCGTTGCTGATAGCATCATTAGTCCTAAAGGATTTTATGTTATCGACAAAAAATATGTTGAAAGTGTCAAAAACAAAATTAAATTTGATGTTCGTGGTAAGTCCAGAAGTGGTATTACTGGACTGGCATTTAGAATTGATTTGAGACCCTAATTTGATATTATTATAAATAAACTATAACGCAGTTAGGCTAAGGCAAACCTGTACAGATAAGTCTACGGAAAACTCTAAAAGCATGAAAACATTCAAGGCTTCTTTGACAGAAGCAACAAAATCGCAAGTTGTAGTCTCATTTGGGCGCATGAACCCAATGACAAATGGCCACGAAAAACTTGCAGACAAAATCAAAGCAGAAGCAAAAAAGCGTAACGCTGATGCTAAACTGTATCTATCGCACAGCACAAATCCAAAAAAAGATCCACTAGACTTTAAGACTAAAGTTAAGTTTGCAAAGAAGGCATTTGGACCAATGGTTCAAAATTCCGCCGCAAGAACAATCATTGAAGTGGCTAAAGAACTTACTGGTAAGTATGATGATTTAATTGTTGTTGTCGGTAGTGATAGAATTCCAGAGTTTAAAACTCTACTCAATAAGTACAATGGAAAAGATTTCACTTTTAAAACTATTGAAGTTGTTTCAGCCGGCGAACGTGATCCAGATGCAGAAGGTGTCTCTGGTATGTCAGGTTCTAAGATGCGTGGGTTTGTTACATCGGACGACTTCAACAGTTTTAAGCAAGGTGTGCCATCAAAATTATCTGACTCGGATGCAAAAGCATTGTTTGATGCAGTTAAAAGGGGAATGAATTTGAAAGAAGAACTAGAACAACAAGACGAAGCCGTTCTTGGATATTCACAACGTAGACAAAGAGCGCAACAATTTAAACGAATTCAAAAACGTTTAGTGAGAGCAAGAGCAATGCAAGCAAAACGTTTTGCTGATCCCAAGAGATTAAAAAGAAGAGCCGCTAAAATGGCATATCAATTCTTCAGAGGGCGCCTTGCTGGTGGTAAGAACTATGCAAACTTGGGTACTGGAGAAAAAATTGCAATAGATACAAGATTGCAAAAGATGTTGCCTGCAATTAAAAAGTTTGCAGTACGTTTAGTGCCAGCCGCTAGAAGTAAAGAGATTGCACGTAAAGCAACTATGATGATGAAAAAAGAAGATTTGAATCACATCTTTGCAGAATTCATTGTTGAGAAGCCAACTCTACCGCAAGACAAAGATGTTGCGAAGAAAGACGGAACACAACCTAAAAAGTATTATGTTGGTTTAGACAAAGATACTAAAGATGCTAGAGCATCACACTTTGCAACAAATGGACCAAAATCGGATTCAGACAAGAGTGCATACAATGATGCGCCAGGTGACAAAGAAGCTAGAGAAAAAGGTATGAAGCAGTCTAAGCATACACTCAAATTCAAACAGATGTATGGTGAAGCTGTAAAGACACCAGAACAAAGAAAAGAAGTTTCTAGATTAGACCAATTGGTTCGTTTGGGATTAGCAGACACAAAATCTCTTGCAGTCATTAAACGTTCTGTTGAGAAATTAAAATCTGGCGACATGTTAAATCCGTCAGAGCGCAATGTCACAAATGATTTGTTGACAACGCTACTTGATATGGTAACTTCAAGCGATGCATTGTTTAGAATGACAAAGACACAGCTACAAAAAGAAGCATATCTAAAATGCAATCACACCGTAGAAGGTACAATGTGTGAGATGCATGGTAAAGATGATTGCTCAATGTCTGAAGCATCATACAAAGGCAACATTGGTGCAATGGAGATGATGAAGTTCTTTCAAGTTGCAACACCACAAGAAAAAGAAAAACTCAAAAAACTTATTGCAGATAAAAATCAATCAGCCGCTTGGAAAATGATTCAAGACGTTACTGGTATGAAACTCATGGGCGAAGACCATGAGTATGATGAATATGACTACGATGAGACTGATGGGCTTTCAATGGCACAGATTGAAGTGTCTAACATGATTCAAGATGCAGAAGACTTGCTTGACATGATGGACCAAATGGATGAAGAACCAGATGCTTGGGTTCTATCTAAGATTACCAAGGCGGCTGATTACGTTTCAACAGTACGTGACTACTTAGAATTTGAAGATGGCTTTGATTATCAAGATGATGACGAAGGCGAAGAAGAAGACGATGGTGAGTTTTCTGGTGCAGAATTAGATATGTACGCAAGCGAAATGGGACCAGATGAGTTTGGTGATGCATACGAAGAATTCAAGCCAATCTTAGAAGAGATTGAAGGATTGAAAAAGAAATCAGAAAAGTCTGGCATTGCTTATAGCATTCTCAAAGCAGTTTACGACAGAGGCATGGCGGCATGGCAAGGTGGCCATCGTCCCGGAACAACACCACAACAATGGGCATTTGCTAGAGTGAATTCATTCATCACAAAAGGTAGTGGCACTTGGGGTAAAGCAGATAAAGACTTAGCGGCTAAAGTTAACAAGAACGAAGAGTTCTCTAAATTCGCTGAAGCATTAGAGTGGGGCACAGATGCATTGCGTCAAAAGTATGCCGCAGATACTCCTGGTCAACCAACCGAAATTCAAAATGCAGACCATCAAGCATGTTGCGGTGATTGCGAAAAAGATTCAATTGGAGAAGAAGTTGATTGGGAACAAGTTGTCAACGAAGCAGAATATCAAGGTAAGTCTGTTAAGTTAAATGACCCATTCAGAACACCTGATGGTCCGAAGAAGTTTGGTGTCTACACTATGGGTCCAAACGGCAACGTAGTTGTTGTTCGTTTCGGTGATCCCAATATGGAAATCAAACGTGACGATCCTGCAAGATTAAAGAGTTATCGTGCTAGACACGGTTGCGACAATCCTGGACCAAAGTGGAAAGCAAACTACTGGTCTTGCCAAATGTGGCGTTCAGACAAAAGCGTAAGCGATTTAGATTAAAGTGGAGATACAAATGACAGATAATATACAAGAAGCAGAAGTTGGTTCAGGCACAAAAATTTCAGACACAAAGCAGTCTGAGAAACGTGCCCAAATAACTTTAAAAGCAATTCAGCTACGTTTGAAGCAAGAAAAAGAACGTGCGGCACTTCAACAACAAAAGAAATCTTTACGTGTTAAAGAAGACATTGAAGAATCTTTTAGCCCATCTCAGATTGCCGCTTTGAAAGCAGAGTACTCTAAGATTAATACAATTGATCCAGATAGCGACACATACAAGAAATTGATTGCTATGCTTGACAGATTAGATTTGAAATCTTTGAAATCTCTTGCTGGCGCTGAAATCAAGTTTGTATCTAAACTTGCACAGAATCGTGTTCTTAGAAAGAGCATGAAAAAAGAAGACGTTCAACTTGATGAAAACGAAGACCTAGCAAACGCAAGAAAAATGTATCATAAACATTTTGTTGCGGCTATGAAAGCTATGCCAAGTAGTATAGTACAAAAACGTCACCAAGACGAAATGGAAAAATATAAAAAAATAATGGGCAATTCATTTATTGACCAAGTGGCACCTAGTAAGTTTGCAAAGTTTGATAAAAAAATAAAAGAAGATGTTCAGCTTGATGAAATTTCAACGAAACTTTTAGCTAAAGCCGCACACGCCGCTTCCGATCCCGATTCAGATTATCATTATGGTAAGTCACACGATCCTCAAAAATTTGCAGATCGTGCTAAGAAAACCAAAGATGCAAAATCTGCGGGCGCAGTTCAAGGTGCCGCAGATGCTAAAGGTCACTATACAAGACCAGGGCATACTCTTGGGTCTTATGATAAACTCGCACACAGAAGTCCAGCCCGTGTAACTAGCGCAGGAAAAGCAAACAAACAAGATGTTAACAAATTAAAAAAGAGTATAAGTCTAAAGGTTGAAGAAGTTGAATCTATTGATGAACAACATTCTGTTTTATATAAAATGAAAAAAACTGATCCAAAAATTGCAGTTGCACATTATAAATCAAAAGATGATGCGGATAAGTTTTTAGCATCAGTAAAAGAAAAGGGTGGTAATGGAGTTGTAAGAGTTGGTAAAATTGGTTTGGATTTAACTTCAACAAATAAAAAAATTAATGAATTGTCTAACGAAAAACTAGCAGACTATAAAAAGAAAGCTGGTGAATCTGCATCAGCCGCAGACAAAGCAGGTGACACAAAGACAGGCAACAAACGTTTCTCTGGCATTATGAAAGCTACTAGAAAACAATTTGCCAATGACGCTAAAGAAGAATTGTCTCCAAAACAAAAAGCAATGGATAAAAACAAAAACGGAAAGATTGATGGTTCCGATTTAGCAAAGTTGCGTGGTGAGGAATTATCTCCTGCACAGAAAGCAATTGATAAAAACAAAAATGGTAAGATTGATGGTAGCGACTTAGCGCACCTACGTAGCAAAAAGAAACAGCCACAAGGTGCAGACTTTGCCGCACAAAGACGCAAAGAAAGAATGGCGTCAAGTGGTCGTATGGATGAGAACATTGAATTGGATGAAGCAATGAGTGGAGGCTATTACGCATCATTTCATAAAGAAACTGGTAAAATTGGATATATTGGCAACAAGGCTGGTATGGTTAAACATGTAAAAGCTAATCCAAACCATACTAGTGGTTACACAGGTCCCAATAAAAAAGTAGGTGATATATTTGGAGGGTATCCAAAGAAAACCGCAAGCGAACTCACTAAAGAAGAGTTTGATATTGGTGAAGAGTCTATCAACGAAAAGTCTGACTACGAAGTTTATCATAAAGATTATTCTACAGCAGTACAAGCCGCTATCAAGCAAGCAGAGAAGCGTGGCTTTGAAGTGGACATGGACGATTGGCACGACAAAGTTGCTACTGGTCCTAAGAAGCCATCATCTGGTAAAACAAATTCATTCTCAATCAATTTGATGAAAGATGGCAAACCATCTAAGAAGAAATTGCAAATGCAAGTGTACAACATGGACAATCACAAGTATGAGTTAAACATGTACATTGAAGAGATTCAATTGGATGAATTGAACAAAGACACATTGCACTCTTATGTTAATAAATCTGAAAAAGATCAAGACAAACAATACGATAAAATTGGTAGAGGCATTAGAGACAATAATCCAAAGTCTGCAAACAAAGCTGGTCACAAATTCTCAATGAGAAGCATTGGACAGAACAGAGCCGAAAAACGTTTAGCTAAAGAAGCGGCATCACCTGCACAGCAAGCGGCCATTGCTATTGCAATGAAGAAGGCTGGTAAGAAGCCAAAAGACATGGAAGAGAGTGACGCATACGACAAAGACGTTAAGCCAAGCAATAAGCCGCATGATAAAGAAGCGGCCGCCAAACGTGCAAAGCTAGCCGCACTAGCCGCTAGAAAGAAAATGACTGAAGGTTTAATGAACAAAATTAAAGCTATTAAACGTGGTGTTGAAGCAAAAGCAAAAGCAGACGATCATTTTGACAAAGCAGGTGATCCAAAGAATGCAAACGCAAGCAAAGACTTGAAGAAAGCAGTTCGCTATCACAATCTTCTAAACAAAGAAGAAACTGAAATAGTAA